TAATGGTCGACTAGTTCTTTCTTCATTGTATTTTCATACTCGTCATCGTAACACTTATCATTAAACTCTGGATTAAGCATTAGATGCATTGCCAAGAGGTCATATGCTGGAGTCAGAGAACTATTCATATCATCAATATACTCGATGAAGTTATCCCTCGAACTATCTATATCATCTAGAGAAGATATCTGAAAGTCTGAATCCTTGTAATAATTATTGGTAATCAAAATAACAACCATATAAATATCAACAAGTGCTTCTTTCATCTTATACCTATCCTTAAGTGATGTCATGTTATTCATAAATTCTTCACATTGACGCTCAATAATAACAAAATTACAACTTTCTTTAAAATCTTTCAATTTATCTTCACTATCTTCACCCAGATAATTCTTAGCGGTAATCCAATTGGCATTAACTGTAACGTTCTCGCAATAAGGAGAAGTTGGAGGTACACGACCAACCAACAGGTCAAATGCCTTGTTCTTCACACGAATTGAAAACTCAGATGGTAGACTATTAACAATGGAACTAGTGAATGGTACTTTTCGTGAAAGTCCAGTAGTAATAGAAATTGTAGGTACATTAATCAAAGAAGATTCTTGGTCCTTAAACTCTTGGAGTAGTTCTTCAGAATTAAATGATTTGCTTAGATTTAGACTATTATCAGGATTACTAATGTCACCCATGATAATTCGCTTTCCAAATTTGTTGTTTTGAAAAAACTGTTCTCCAATATTAGAGAGAGGAGCAATTTGAAGAAAAACATCGAAATTGTAACCCTTCATCTTCTTTAGCTTTTCAGCAGGAAGAAGATGAAATGTTGTTGAATTAATCTTAAAGATATCATTATCATATTCAGGAAAGTATTTTTGAAAAACTTTCTTTCGGTCCATGCCAGTCATTCCTGAAGAATGGATACCTGGGGCAAATGCAATAAAGATATTACTAAAACCTTGTAGTTTATTCTTTGTCTTTTCGATTAGAAAATAAAGTGCAATCTCATCATCAAAATCTTCATCAGGGTCGGTAATAATTACACAAGTCTTTCCTGTATTTTTAACTGACTTTCTATTCATATACATAATAATTGAATTAAAGTAGTAACAGATGCCGAATCCTACAATAAAAGGCACGAATGGTACAAGGTACGAGTAGTTTACTTCCATATTCTTAGTGATTGAATACATAAATTAAAGTATATATTAAGTTAAAATATATAATTTTCAATTTTTATATTGAATAGTCTATTTAATATATTAGATACAAAATAGACTAAGAAAAGTTGTAACAAATAAAAAGGTAGTAAGTAACCCATAAATATTAGTTGGATCATAAGTCAATATAATAGATAATAGGACCATAATATATGCTTTTTAATTTTTTTCAAATATTCTCCAAAGTACCTCTCTCGAGAAAGTGTTATTTGTTTCATTAAAATATATAATAGTTAAAAAAATTGAATTATTTTTATCTTATAGTCAAATAAATTATATTTTATGGCCGAAGATTGGATTTGTTCAGTATGTTTGGAAGGCAATCCCGAGGATTGTCATACCTTGCCTTGTACCCATAGATTTCACACTAGTTGTATAGTTGAATCTTTAAGACGCAGTGGACCAGAATGTCCTTATTGCAGAGGATTACCACTTGATCCTCAAATTAATTATATTGAAGATGTACCAGCGACAGATGCAGATGTACCAGCGACAGATGCAGATGTACCAGCGACAGATGCAGATGTACCGACGACAGATGCAGATGTACCAGCGACAGATGCAGATGTACCGACGACATATGCACCAATTGATTATTTAAATAATAATAACATTATTAACGCACATGGCATTCCGCCACATCCTAACGATATAATTTATAATTTAAATAATCAAACATTCGCATCAATTCACACCTGTATGAATATTATTACACTCAACATTATAGACCCAGAAAATATAAATAATGATATTAGAACACAGTTACAATATCATATTTTAAGTAATATTAACAATTTTAGTAATAATTTCATTAGACAAACTGTTACTAACTACATTATGGATTCTAATATGACCGATGATGAAAAAAATGTATTAATTAATATTATTGAGGAAACAATAAACGAGTATAATAATATGATGCATTTAAATGAGAATGATTTAGGATTATTAGAAGCTTTTGTAGGTAATAATAATGTTAACATCCATCCTGATAACGTAGTTAACTTGTTTATAAATTGTTTTCATGAAAATATTGATGAAGAAATTCTGAACCAACGACTTCAAAATTTGATAAACAATAATATTAATATTCTAAATGATAACAATGTTAGAGAACATCTTTTAAATGGTATTCGAAACAGGGATAATCTTTCAATAGAAAATAGGAACGATTTAATTAATCGAATTATTACTATACTTGAACCTCCCACTGTTGTACATCAATAATTTTATTTAATCGAATCTAATTAACTATGTTAATCCTTTTATTTTATACATTTACTTTATTGGTAGAAACTTGGGTTTTGTCTTCATACTTCACTGATTTTTTACCACACTTGCAGCATAAAATATTAATAAAAAAGACAGACCAACATCTAGCAAGTTTTGTAACAAACTCAGGACAACAAGTACAACATCCTTTAGATTGATAACAAGCACATCCATGTGGGCCTTGACCACACCTATCCGTGCATAAACAACCACCAACACATCCATCTTCTAATTCTCGTTCAGTAACAACACCGTCTTTATTAATGTCTAATGATTCGAGTGCTTCATCTGCAACCCAATCTACTAAGCTAACAACTGTATCAGTATCTTGGCAAAATTTCTCAAGTTGTTTTCTTTGATTTTCACCTAATACTACCTTAACATCATCACTATTTAAAGTAGTCAATGTAACTGATAGAATAATACCAGCTTTATCACCAGGTTCAACATTAGCTAAAGCAGATGTTAAAGATTTAACTGATTTAATTAACTTGTTAACTTCGCCAGCAACTTTAATGCAATCCTCATTACTTAAAGGATGTAATGCATCTATATTTAAATTTTTAATTACTGTTGCAACTTGTTGATTTAATTCAATAATACTCTCCTTATTGTCCTCAACAAAATTTAACGACATATCTATAATATTATTTATAATTTATTTTTAAATAGATAATTAAAGTTATTTTTAAACATAAAAATGGCATGAAATGATATGATTGGTATCTATTTCATCTGTAAATAATCAATCAAAAATATAAAATTATATGAAATTAATTTTAAGGAAATACCGTCAACAAAATGACACATATAGTTGATAAAAAAAGGTAGAACATACAATATATTTTATTCTGTTAGTAAAAGTATTTTAAAAGTTTATGATAAATTATTTTAATGGACCTAATAAGTACAGCTTCTAGTGAAGAAATTGGCAAACAGTCTTTGCCTATATATTATACTAAATTTGATTTACTAATATTGGGTTTAACAAATCATACTATTTTAAAAATCAATAATAATAATAATATAATAGGATATCTTGTTTATAATACTGTTAAAAAAGAAAAAGAATACATATAATGTCAATTGGTATTTTAGAAGAATATAGAAGAAAAAATTATGGTTCTAAATTAATTGAACATCTTAAAAATACTGATAGTGATAAAATATCATTATATGTCCAAGTAAATAATACTAAAGCTATTAATTTTTATCAAAAAAATAATTTTAAAATTGATAAAAAAATAGTTGATTATTATGAAAATCTTAAAGTAAATGATGCCTTATATATGGTATATGATAACAGTACTTAAGAAATAATAATTATTTTTCTTGTTAAAACAAAAAATTCAAGATAAATAAAGTATTCATCCCCCGTTCAACATCGTTTGATATTTGATGGCGACAGGTTGAATATAATATTTAAAATGAATCTAATTTACATATTGTTTTAAGATTAATAGATGGTAATTAAACATTGAAATTTTGTTGTAGGGGTTGTGTGATTCCATTCATTTGATTCCATAATATAGAATCTGGTATTCTAATAAAAAAATGATTATTAGGATGTATTTCTTCTGCGTATTTAATACAAGAGAAACATATATTATAATTTCCACAATTACCACACAAATATCTAATACCAGTTATATTTTTCTTTTGACAGTTATTACATGTTATATTAACATGAGTTATTTCAGAATATTTCTTCCTAGAAATATTATGTGACATAGTTTCTACTTTTTTTTCTAAACTATTAAATTTTGTTTCTAAATCTTTTAATCTTGATTCAGTGCTTTGTACATCTGTAGTTACTCCATTTGCAAAATTATTCCATCCTTTGGAAGCATGATTTGAAGAATTATTCCAATCAGAAGAATTCATATATTATTAATTATAAAAATTTTTTTTTAATTAGTTTTTTTTAATTAGTTTAATATTAAAATAAATCTAATTATATATAAATATTATGGAATATAAACACAATGGTTTAACAAAATCAGAAACTTTTGGAAATACTAATAATTATATACTTAAAGTTAATTCGAGAGATAGAGATATAACTAGAGAACCAAATCCATTTAATTTTAAGATTAAATTTAATAAAACAAGTGGTAAATATACTACCTACTATGAAAAAGGATATTTTGGATCGGGTAATATATGGAAAAAAAATGATAACAATCCGCAAAATAATTGGAATGAAGGGCCATATTATTATAATAAAACTTTCAATATAAATAATGGAGCAGTTATTGAGGACCCAATAGAAGAAATAAAAGATATTAAAATTTCAGAAATAGTAGCACCTAGATTTATTCCAGAATCTGAAATAGGATATAAATTGTATAATATTGAAGCGATGTCAAATCCATTAGACTCTTCTGGTATTTTCTTAAGAGGAATAGATAATACTAGTATTAAATATATTGACGAAACTGTTAATAGTATAAGATATCAGTTTTGTCAAATTGAAGATATGTATGGTAAAAAATACTTGTTATTTAATAATGTAGATGTTTCTAATTTACCAGAAGGATTAAAAAAGAATTATTATTTATTTAATGATTATTATACTGATACTTTAGTTTTAAATAATAAAATTTATAAAATTTATGATATCAGTAATGGATATATAAAACTAACAGATGGTAATCCGGGTAGTGTTCCTGAAATGGACTTTCTTAAAACTGATATAAGTTTAGCTAAATTTTATTATGATCATATTTGGTATCAAAAAGCTAGTGGTTCATTAACTAATATAACATTTGAAGATTCTAGAATTACTTTAGATCAATCTGCCGAATCATTAATAACAGTAGATTTAGTAAAAAATAGTTATATTGAAGTGTCATATCGAGAAAATTCTGGAGATAATTTAGATTATAGTTATTTTAAAATATCATCAGTTCAACATGAAATTAATCTTCAAATTAATATGAATTTTAGTAATGCAAATTTTAATTCTTCAAATAAAACAATTACTTTGGATAATCTTACATCTAGTAATGTTTCAAAAATAAAAGAGTTTGTAAATATAAATTCAATTATTGTATCTAACACTAATAATAATAATAATACATTAGCAATATCTAAAATTCAACAAGTTGGAAATTGTAAAATTATAATAAGTGTATCGAATAATTTAAATAATGAAGATTCAGATGCTACTATTACATTTAAAAAAATAATTACAAAAACATATCCATTTATAAATTTAACAGAGGCTGAAAATAATGAACTTAAAACATTTTTAAGTGATAACGGTAGTCCAGATTTAATAAAAAATAAAGTAACTATTAATGGTTCGTGGAAATATAATACTAAACCATCACATACAAAATACGAATATTATTTTAAACATATTAAACCAGGTGTTAGAGATTTATTAAATGAAAAATTATTTTATGTTTCTTTAGATCCAATTGTTCCATCTAGAAATTTAACAACTAATGGGAAATTAAATAATATTATTGGTACATTCTACCCTTCTACTCAAAGTAAAAATTATATCTTCTTAAGTGGGCAAAATAGACAACAATATACACATAGAAATTTACAAAATCTTAAAGAACTAAATTTTAAACTATATTATATGGATGGAACCCAAGTAGGAGAAACATTAAAAAATTATAGTTTGGATTATCTAGAATTAGATTGCAAACAAACAAATATTACTTTCTTAATTGATCAAGTAGATAGACACATGTCTTAAAATATGATTAATAAACAGAACAAGTAGTTGGATTAGGATAAAAATTATTCCTATATGTTTCTTTCCAAGTGTATTAATATCTCTAAAAGTTCGACAAGTAGCTTTTCTACCACGAGATATCCAATTTATTAATATGATTAAAAAATTTGAAATTTAAATATTTACTCAATAACATATAATACTTTTATATGGCCCTATTAGAAAATATAGACCCTGTAATACTTATTAATGGTAGTGAAGGAGAAGGAGGAGGCCAGATTCTTCGAATAGCCCTTGCTTCCTCTTTAATTACCCAAGTACCTATCCGAATTGTAGAAATTCGCGGAAATCGACCCGTACCTGGACTCAGTAGGCAGCATCTTGAAGTAGTTCGAGCTTGCGTACAATTAGGTGGAACTGTTGATGAAGAATATGATGTTGGAACAGAAACTATTACATTTCGACCAACAGGAGCTGACTTGAGTGACTTGTCAGAACTTCATATCAATGTAAATTCAGCTGGTTCCACCACTTTGATTCTTCAGGCGATTGTTCCTGTTTTATCACTTCGCGGAAAGCAATCAATTGATATCTATTTGCGCGGTGGCACAAATGTCACTTTTTCACCTTCAATTGACTTTTTTGATTTGGTTTTATCCAAGTATTTAGAACGAATGGGTTTGTCTATTGCAACTACAGTTGTTAATCGCGGGTTTTATCCTGTTGGTATGAGTTCCACTAGTGTTCCTGTTCATGTACGAGTTACACCATTTTTACTTTTACATGGTTTGTCAATTCAGGAGACATCAGATTTTGGTCCAATTGTCTCAAATATTGTTACCAATAGTTCGATGTCACCTGGAGTATTTCATGATACTAGTAGAAATATTTTTGAATCTCGACCTGACTTGATATCATGTTCTACGATAGAACCAATATTCTTTCATGTACCGGAATATCGAAAGACACGCTTGTTAGTTTTTTCTTCAGATAATACTCGCTATCCAACTCACCCGGATGGAGTTATTCTTAACACAAATACTCACACTCAGTTTAAGAAGAACGACCCTAAATTGAATCGATATGGACCTTTTCAAGCCACAGTTGAACCAATATTAGAAGCGATTAGTTTTTTAGATGTATCGACTACGGAAGTGTCTTATGTTGATTCACATTCAGCCAATCAGCTTCTTATTTTTGGGTTTATGGCTTATTCGACATCTGGAGAAACTACAAAGTATCGATTCAATTTGAGAACTATGGAACAGATTGTATCTGGTACACCTGATTTGCATTTTACAACTGCACTAGATATTCTGACCAAGTTTTTTCCTAAAGTTCCACATAAGTTTATCCAGATGAGTGCGGAAATTGGAGAGATTACAATTGGGAGTCTAGCTGAATGAAAATGAAAATAAAATTGAAATTGTAAACTAATATTATTTATTTATTTTATTATATGGACATACTCCACTATATTTTAATTGTAATTATATTTACCTTGATTATTATTAATAATTTACCAGGAATAAGAAAATATTACTATCCTTGGTTTTATTCTAATATGAAATCATTAACTAAAGATCTTCAAGGTAATATGAAATCATTAACTAAAGATCTTCAAGGTAATATGAAATCATTAACTAAAGATCTTCAAGGTAATATGAAATCATTAACTAAAGATCTTCAAGGTAATATGAAAAATAATACTCTTCCTAAACCTGTAGAGAAACCAGAGTCAACCAAGAAAGCTGAGTTCTATTCATCCTTCAATTTTAAACAGTTAAAATACATACAAACGAAACTATCTTGGAAATATCAAATAGCTATTATGAATCTAAATTGTAATCTTAACGTAGGAGCTATTTATCGTTCTGGTTGCTTACTTGGAATGAATAAATATGTTATTATGGGTAAAAAGATTTATTATCCACGATCACAAGTTGGACTAGACTATGTACCTATTGAATACCTGGATACTTTTAAAAATATTCGTGATAGATATGATTCTTCAACTATTGAAGATTTTAATATTAAAGTTTTTGAATCATATATAATGAAAAATAAATTAATTCCACTTATTATTGAACAAGGTGGAATTAATATATTAAATATTGATTTTGCTAAGAAAGAAAAACAACTTGATAAAGATGAGAGATATTTGTTTATTTTTGGCAATGAAACACACGGTGTACCATCAAATTTGGTAAGGTTGGCTAAAACCAAAAAATGGTTAATACTATCGATACCTCAATGGGGATGTGCACATAGTTTCAATGTATCTCAAGCGGCCAATATCATTATGTGGAAATATTATCAAGACAATATTAAAATAATGATTAATTAATTTAATCGAGTGCATATTTCAATACCTCTAACATTTTTTTTAAATGAATAGCCTCCACTGGGGATCGAACCCAGGACCTTTTGCTTACAAGGCAAACGCTCTACCACTGAGCTATAGAGGCTTTTTTAAAAATGGGGTCCAGGGGGAATCGAACCCCCGACCTCTCGCACCCAAAGCGAGAATCATACCACTAGACCATGAACCCTAGACTTGATGTCTAATATAATTATAAATATTTCTTTATATAAGTTTTTATTTCTTAATTAATATATATGAATGAACAAACTTATAAGAATAAACATAAATATCTTTATTTGAAATACAAAAAAAAATATTTAACATTGAAAAATGTAAAATTATTAGGAGGTTCAAAAACTGAACCATCAGAAGATATGGGTAATAATTATAAAGTAATAAATCCTGATGTTAGGTCTGTTGTAGAAAAAGCACGAGAAATAAAAAACGAAGTTTATGGTATACTTGAAAATATTAATAAAATAGTTAATTTAATAAATTCTAAATGTAAAGAATTATCAGATGATAAAGATTTTCAAACATTTAGAAAATGGTTTATCAATGGCAATATAACATTTGATGGTAACAAACCTGAATGCAAATATGTTTATAAAAGAACAGATGGATGTATTGCTTCATATATAGGATGTGTTAACGATGAAGGTCAATATCATGGTAAGGGTATTTTATTTACAAAATTTGGTGGGTTTTCAAATTCTGAAGTTTTAGAAGGGATATGGCAAAATGGAAACCCATCCAAAGATGAATTTTTTAAACATTACAAAAATAAAGAAGATTATAAAAAACATAAATTTTTTTATTGTGGAAATTTAACAATAGATTTTAAAAAAGAAGGAAAAGGTTCCATAATTTATACTTATGATAATTATTATGGCGAATGGAAAAATAATAAAATGCATGGTTTTGGAAGTATGAAAGTTAAAGATGCCAATAGAAATGGTTTCTGGAAAGGAAAATTTGACAAAAATTCTTTACCTTATGGTATATTTGATACTAAGAATAAATGCTGTAGATATGTTGGAGAATTCAGTACTTTTGGAAAGATAATTTATCAAGGAACTGGAACAATGTTTATGAATAATCAAATTGAATACGAAGGTCAATTTAATCATAATAATTATGAAGGATTGGGACTTTTTTATTTTACTAATCATGAAAAATATGAAGGTGATTTTGTAAAAGATAAATTTCAAGGGAAAGGTGTTCACTATTTTGAGGATGGATTAGTTAGATATAGAGGAGATTATGTAAATGGTAAAAAGCATGGAGACGGAATAGCAAACTATAAATATGAAGATGGTTTAAAATTATATCCACATAAAATAGATTTTGAAGATCAATGCTTTAGATCACAATATAATGGAATAAGTACAGAATTAACAGAGTTTAGTGATAAAAAAAAAGAACCAATGGTAGTTGTTAATTATAATGGATTTTTTAGAGAAAATCTTTTTCATGGTGAAGGAAAAATGGTATTAGTAAATGAAGATAAATTCGAAGGAAAATTTTTTTACGGAACTATACAAGGAAAAGGAGTTCTAAAAGATCGAACATCAGTTAAATATGATGGATTGTGGTTTAATAATCAACAAGATCCAGAGGGTGGACTAGAAAAAAATCATATGAAATTATTAAATAATGCAATAACTAAAGCAAAATCAGTAAAATGCGGTGAAGAGAAGACTAATAGATCAT